GCATTTGTTTAAAGTTTTTGTCCTTCATCGCCGACATTAGATTATTCAGCGATACTTCTTGTATGTTTACCAGAATACCTGAGTCAATTTTACCAGAGAGTGAGTACCTTTGTAATTCATTTAGGACTCTTCTCCAATCTGGCATATGTTTCATAATGAGCTCTGCAATAACAGGCTCTTCGTACTCTATTTGTTCTGTGGTAAGGATATTGGTTACCCTTTTCATAAATTGACCACACAAATCTGCAAGGTCTTTTTTAGAGACATTAAATTCAACAACTGAACATCTGGAATGTAATGGTTCAATAATTCTGTTTTTAAAGTTACAGGTCATTATGAACCTACAGTTGCCACTGAATTCCTCTATGAATCCTCTTAAAGCAGGTTGGGTGGACTGGGGGTTTAGATAATCTGCCTCATCTAAAATCACCACCTTGTATCCACCCTGTAATGAAACGGTCGACGCGAATTGTTTTATTTTGTGTCTGAGTGTGTCAATGTTACCTTCCTCAGACCCATTGATTAACAAATAATCCAATCCTAATTCATTACAGACAGCCTTTGCGACTGTCGTTTTACCAATCCCTGCAGTCCCCGTAAATAATAAATTTGGTAGTTCCTTGTGATTAAGTATTTCTGTAAATGTTTCTTTTAAAGCACTAGGCAGAATAGTATCTGCAACTGTTTGTGGTCTGTATTTTTCAACCCATAAAAATTCTTGCATTAGAGTACCTCCCAACCAACAACTGTATCCAATCTAAAACTTCTCCATGCATTTTTATCCAGTGACCAAACCGGGAATGCTTCCATAGAATTAGATGAGTAGTTAACTGTTGTTTCAACTCCATTTGCTTTTAATACTTTTGGGTTTAGAGTACAGGGCATAATTCTTGTTTCGCCTGTATCTATTTTTGTAAATGTTACTGTGACTTGCCCTTTTTGTAAAGCCTCGAGCAATTTGGCTTTTTCATTTGTTTCCATAATATATCCTATAATGTAAATGTAGGGAGGCAGAAGCCTCCCCATAATTTATTCTGCTGAATCTTCTTCAACAGCATCAACCTCAGGTACTTGACCTTCAGGTGTTTCGCCATTTTTAGAAGCCGCGTTGAGGAAAGTAACTGTTCTGTTTCTTAACCCACCGACTGCTTCCAGTTCTGGTCCTTCAAATCCACCCCTTTTAGAACAAATATCAATTATTTGTACCATAGTAGCGATGTCCTGTAAAGACAATTGAACTGGTGCTTCTGCCTCAGCGTTTTCATTTTTCACTTCTTCTGCCATTTTGTTTCTCCTTTGCAAAGATAGTTAACAAAATAAAAAGACCCTTTCGGCATCTTTTCATTATTCACAATGTATTTATACACCAAATGTTGAAGATTTCTCTAAAGCGATAAAATAAGATACTGGTTTGTTCTTATTAGTCCACTTGGAAATCAATTTGGAAGATATTTGTACATCGTACTCTCCGTCAATGATTTTAACATTTGAAATGTTCATCACAAACGAAAACTTATGACCAGTTGTATTTGGTCCTAATTCGGTTTCAAAAGTATTCGCACTAGAATCTTTAGTGTCAAATACCTTTACAGATATTCCATTTTCATCACCTACAAAAGCGACATCGAGATGTCCTAGTACAGATGCGGCCTTTTTAGTTTTGGATAATACTTCCTCTGTTAGAGTAATATTAACCTCGCAATCAGGCATGGTAATATCTTTATCTGGTGTTGTCAGAATACTTGGTTCTGCAAAATAAAATCTTACCTTATTGGTATTATTTGATATTTGAACCGAGGTACCTTCGAACGCTAGTGTGGCGTCATCAACCAATGAATAGGTAGATAGGAACTCGTTTAAGTCATATATACCCATATCGCTTGGAAAATCCTCTACAATATCAGCCACAGCCAGAATGTTTTTTGCCTCAGATATAGTTTTGAGTTGTTGTCCTGGCCTTAGGACAATATTGGAATTGATACTTCCAAAGTTAGTTAACAGCGCAAGTGTATCTTCAGATAATTGCATATTTTTCTCCATAATTAATAGTTACTATTATATCACAAAAAGAGGTCATTGTAAACCCTCTTTTTCATTTTTGTCATGTACATGTAATGCGATAAGGGCATAATGTAGTATTTTTAACAGGTCTTTTCTGTTATATCCTTCCTTTTTGCCATACCTCTGAGCATATTTTAGTACATTACCCAAAGCAAAACCCATGCCATGGTCACAGTCAATAATAAATTCCGTTGATTGAAATTTGTTTTTACTGTAATGACCACCATAGGTATTACTCACATAATTCAGGAGCTCTTCAATAAGAGCTCCCTCGTTAAATTTAAAATCTGGTTTTGATTTTTTAAACAGTTTCATCTATAGCTCCTTCGATAGATATTGCGTCTTCGTCAACCTTTGTATAGAGGTCAAGGAATGCCTCTTTGGTATCATCATCAAACCTAGAGATACAAAGGTCAATTGCTTTATCTCTTTTGTTAAAGATTGAAAAAGTTTGAACAATGTGGCAGAGCCTTCTAGTTGAAATGACTTCGTCCACACCATCATCGTAAAAAGTTTTTCTGATTATATCAGCCCAGGTAACAAGTTTCTCTGCGAAATCTGTATCGACTGAATCAAATTTTTCCATGTGTTTCAATATGATTTTCTTTTCGATACCTAAACCAGGGAATTGTTGGTCAACTGAAATGGTAAACCTTTCAAGGAAAGCCTCATCGATGATTGAAGCAGCAGTAAATCTGCCATCCTCAGAACCTTTACCTTTAGTATTTGCAGTTGCGATAACATTGAACCCTTCAGCAGGTTTTACAATTTCTCCAGTCTTTTTAACCAAAACAGGTTTACCTTCAAGGATACCTTGGAGACACATAATTTTGTTAGTCGCTCTGTCGATTTCGTCCAATAATAATATCGCACCGTTTTCCATTGCTTTAAGAACAGGTCCTTTTGCAAAGACAGTTTCTCCATTGATTAATCTGAAACCACCAAGCAAATCATCTTCATCAGTTTCAGGGTTAATTTGAACTCTGATAAATTCCTTTTTAACTTTGGCACATGCCTGTTCTACCATGAATGTTTTACCATTCCCTGATAAGCCAGAGATATATGTAGGATAAAACATGTTTGATTTAATAATTTTAACAATGTCATGAAACGCGCCCCAAGCTACAAATGTAGGGTCAATTGAAGCAAAATTTCTTTCCTCTGAAACGATTGACTGCATTTGCGCTGCAGTGGCAGGTATTGGATTAACGACTGAAGTATTTTGTACCTCAGCTCTCATTGGTTCAATAAGACTTGATAGGTCATATGTACCAATTTTGACTCTGTTATCTTTTGTCAGAATTGGGTCCCAGTCTTTACCGGTATAACCTAAAGCCTTTCCAGCATCTACGATTGTAGATTTTCTGAAATGGTCCTGGTCGGGATATTTGGCGACCAAGTCCTTTAGTAAAATTTTAGTTGAAGTTTTCAAGTTTTGCATAATATAATTCTCCTTATCAATTTTTTATTATGTGTACATTATACCAAATTCTAGGGTAAATGTAAACACGCTAATGTAAAAAGTTACAAAAATGTTACACAAATGTAACACTCCTGTAACATTAGGCAACAGCCTTTCCAAAGTTAGTCAGAAGAGTTTTGTTATTCTTCTTAGATTTACTGTATTTCTTAAACTGAGCTCTGATTTGTCCAGTTGAAGCATCTTCTGCGACATCGAATCCATCGTCCTCAGTCTTTAGGAATTTACCATTTTTAACAATATAGAATTCATTGTATCCAAGAGTATCTTGGAAAGTAACACATTTGTGTTTTCCATATTGTCTGTTGTATGGTTTTCTGTCCTCACTGTTATATATTCCATGACCTATACCATCGCATCTTGCATCTGATATTTTATACCAAAAGTTAGATGAACCATCAGCAATAAAGAACCCAAGAGTTTTAGCATCGTATTTCTTTTGTAGATTCAGTAATAAATCTCTGGTAGCTTTTCTGCCTCTGTCTCCAAGTTTTACCTTTTGATTATCAATGTTTATAATCATTTCGCCATAATCATCAGTTTCAGTATATTTAACTTTGTGTGACCTACATAGATTCATTCTGTTTGCCTCTCCATCTGAAAGAACAACCAGGTTCATTTTGTCAACTGCATTTTTATTTTTAAATTGCTTAATTAATCTGTGTGATGTAATTAAAGCCTCGTTTAATGGAGTTGAACCATAATCCTCGAACCTAGAAAGTATTGACCTTTCTGAATATGAATACTCTGCATCGCATAAGATCTTTCTTAGATAAATGTGAAATAAAGCATCTTCGTATTGTCCTTTTTTAAGAGATGATGAAATGATATTAGGCATTGCTAGTCCGCAATGATTTATTTCTCCTTCTCTTACATCAGGTCCGTCATAATCATTCTCGCGATATCCCCAAGCATCTCTACCTAAATTAATATTAGTTGAGGTAAACCCATAAACATCGAATGGTATGTTAACAGTTTTACAAAAAGTAACTAAGTGTAAAAGTTGGTCCATAACCTGAGCCATAGTATTTGACATAGAACCTGAGTAATCAATTAATAACATCATGCCGTGATTTTTTGCATCAGCAAGTTTAGTAACTCTTGAAAAAATATCATCGTTGGTTTTATATGACCAAAGTCTGTTAACATCGATTGAACCAGTTTTTGCAGTTTGAGCTCTGGTATATCTGTAAGCCGCTTTTCTCATTTCAAACTCTTTTACAGCATAATTAGTATTTCTTTTAACCTCTTGCATATATGATTTAAACTCATCTCTTTTATACTCATACTCTTCCATATCGCCTCTGGCATTTCTGTCCTTTGCCAATTCGTCATATGAAATAACAATTCTGTCTCTGATTTCTTTTCTAAATTCATTACCAACAGCAACTTGTTCGCCTCTTTCGTCTCTATCTAAGAGCGTGTGTTCTTTCCTTCTGAAATTTTCGTCAGTAAGGGAAACATCTTCTTCAACAGGTTGATTTTCGACATTACCTTGATTTTGGGCATCATCGTTTTCGCTTCTGTCAGCAGATTGATTTTCGGAAGTTCCTTCGTCGGAATTGCCTTCTTCTGTTCCTTCAGCAGGAGTTTTTGTCTCAGTATCTTGTTCTTCATTATTACTCTCCTTATCGTAATCATCATGGCCACTTGGACCCATTTCGTCTTTAGTTTCATTACCTTCTGATTGTGAAGGCTGAGGAGCTTTTGGTTGTTCAATTAACTCTGGAGTATTCTCTTTAGTATAAGCAAGAATATCTCTAACCAATTCAGTAACTTCTGCGAATGTAGAAGTTTTCATTGCCCTTTGATAAAAAACAATTTCTTCGTCAGTAAATGGTACATCAAGTAAATTACCAACCTTTGCTTTTAGATTAATTTTATCAATGAGTTTGACATTATCCCAATCCATTGAATCAAGGTCCTCGCCAAAAAATCCATCATCGAATAATTTTTTGTAACCTCTGGACATAGGACCGATAAGACCTGCATAATTTTCTTTTATGTGTCTTTCAATTCTGGCGTCTTCGATAACATTGATATATGACCTAGGGCAACCCTCTAGTTTTTCAGGGCTGTCATGCCAACCTTCGAATGGAGTGTATAGTGCGTGGCCAACTTCGTGACCAATTAATAAATCAGTAACATCTTTACCCATATCTTTCCATTGCGGAAGACCAAGTATTCTGTCTTTAATATCAAACCACGCTGTGTGATAGTTACAATATT